GCGAAGCTGTGGATGCACTGACAGAAAGTCATGTACAATTATGACGAGAAGACTTACAGAAACTCGTCACCATTTATTTTAAATGGCTGTACAAGAAATAATATGGAATTACACCATATAAACTTAAGCTCCATGACGATAAAAACCTTCACTTTGGTATAAGTTTGTCTAACTATTTCTAATTATTGTCAGTTATATGTAAATTTCACGCCTTTCGGCATAATCAATACATACTCCACGTGAGATATCACTTCATTCAACTTATATCTCACTAAATATTATCAACATGCCGAAGCATTTGATACCTTTTCAACAAGGTCTTGTTTTATTATTTTTCTTAAAAAATGCCCCAATAGCAAGGCTAAAATTAGCGACGACTAGTTATTAAGCCTGTATAACTAGGCGTCATCACCGAATTGCGAACATTATCGCTTGGTAAGCGAAAAATCGGATCCGCATTCGATTCAGATGTGGGTATAACACATCTTGGTGGCGGTAATAAAAATCCAATGGATAAATCATCACCTCCAGAGATACTCACAAGAACGCTGCCTTTATATTGTGGTAAAAGGACAGTAGCAGTTTGAGATCTACTATTCTTCGATTGATCACTTTGTAATACAACATTTACCAAGCGTCTATCAAAGATATCGTTCCACGGCAAAACTATGTCAACAGGTGCTAAATCTGTTCGACTGTGATAAGTCAAGCCTTGAGACATCTCAATGGTCGAAAACTTCGAAACGTTATTTCGTTCAGTAAAGACCTCGATATCAGAATTCGTTCGATATTGTGCAAACGTAGTTGCAACTGTCGAAACAAATGGCAACACTACTATACGAAAAGACCCTCGATAGTATCTAAATAATGCCATCACTCTAAAAAAGAAAACCTCATTTATTAATTGGGGCGTGATCTTCTTCGTGAAGTCAAAATAATAAGACACATCAGTCACTTCGGTATATTCTAATAATCGCATCGGAGAAAGCATATTTAACATTTGTTTAAACGATATAATGATGCTTTGCACATTAACGTTATCCCTACGTTTTTGTGTTTCTGGCCCGAATACTTCATATTTGGCTGCTCGTAATGACTCTACAGTTAGAGACTCATTAATTTGTGGGCTAAATTTGCGCTCGTGATCGTGCTCTTCAAATTTAGACTGGGTAGTGTCAAACACCAACTTGTTCGAATTTATCATTGAGGGAATACCAAATTCAAAATCCGGACCAGCGCGAGCGAATAACTGGAATGTTATCGGCTGAACTTTGTCACTACTAGCCCCACTTGTTAATTCATTTACTATCTGTATAAACATCCAACCATTGGTAGTGCGAGTTGAATCTTCTGGTGTAGCTATAGCTCCAGGAGCTAAATCACCACAGTATAACCACTCTGTTTCTTGTAGATATGGTATACGAAACGAATATTCAAACTCAGCTGTTACATCAAGTACTACTGAATAAGCGTTTTGAGCTTCGAATTGATCTGGAGAAGGCCGCTTTTCAGTTAAAAATTGCGGTATCCACATGATACGTAACCGACATGAGTGAAAGCGTGAGCAGACAACAGAAATGTGAAAATCTATTGATCCTCTCCACATGGAAAAAAGTGTGCCAATATAACACATTGGTAATGGATAATTAGCTTTTCCAGGCTTTATTGCAAATTCACTCGATTGGTAAATCATATTCATTGGAGTTATTGCATAAGGTCCAACAGGACAAAAGCCGGCTTCCATTTCGGAAGTAACGTCAAATTGACCTACAAGGCACGGGCGCGATATATAATTTGCTATCATATAATCATTTGGAACACCCATTGCTAATGCAGGGTCAACGTCAGTTTGATCTTTCTGTGACGTACCGACCATTAATGTATTTGGACTGTCAGCATATTGCATAAATCGTGGCATAACTACTTGTGCAGGCGTTATTGAAGCCAAACTTGGCGGTACAGAAAACCCAAACAGGCTTGAGATTCCTTGTATTGCTCCACCAATCGATGATGCTAATGATTCTCCAGTGCTAATAGCTCCTTTTACAGCTTTCGCTGCAGAAGATGCTTTTTGAAATATGTTGTCAGTTTTAGCAACAACTTGTTTCAAGCCAGTTAGCATACCAGCTTCGTTGGATTGAGGTTTCATACTATTACCTTCATAAGTATATCCAGTTAAAGATAAATTCACAAATCTTGCAAATATTGAAACTCCAATCGAGGCTACATCATCACCATCATAATTTCTTAATTTTGCTGATACAAATAAATAGACAGCGAACCAATCTTTTTTATCTCCACTAATAATTTGTTTATTAACATATTGGTGGTATGGTACGGTAAATTTAGTATCAGTTTGTGACGTAGCCGAAACTTGCACAAAATTAGTACAGCCTATCGAAGGATAGTCCGTATAATTTAGCGCTAATGACATAGATTGCGGTAGCCATCCAGCCATTAAACGACCATAGTGCATAGCAGTCCCATTAACACGAATTGTTATTTCAACGTCTCCTTTTATAAAAAAGATGTTTTGTAACTTTTCGTATAGAACGTTAGAAGCGTACAATGCATCCGGAAATGGTATGTACTGAAATAATGGACCAACATTATTATTCTTCGTCCACAACAATGAAGCAACGAGATAGGGACGTTCAAGAAAGCGAGTTAAAGTTACACTTGGTAGTGCAATGTGTTGTGGCACACTCGTTTCATGTTGCTGTTGTTGTTCTAGTCTAAATGTATCGACGAACTTAGTAATTTCCTCTTCTACTGGTTCGTAATCGTTTGGTATATCTCCTGGGTTCGTTGTAACTATTATATAAGACGATGCGGCTAGTTAGGCTACATAGAATTAGTTGAGTTTCAAGACTACCACGACGTTCGTGAGCAAGCTCAAAGGAAAGCCGTAAGGAGACATCACTCCAACTGTGATCGTTGTGATCGGTTGGTCAATTGCATTGTAACGATTATTCGTATTCCAGAAATTCGGTTTTGTGTTAGCAACAACCGTCTGGGTGTTCATCGATATTGATAGTAATGGTGTTTCACTATCGATTGCCATTGGTAATGGGAATACTAATCCATTAATTGGATAGGAAAACGAATTTCCAGAAATACAAGATTCCGGAGCTTCTAAACCTAATAATGGACCAAGTACTGGTAAATCTTTTGCTAAACCAATAACTACCAATGGCCTTTGATCGGGCAACAACGTTATATAATTAGTTGCACTAATGGTAACACCAGCTGCTATGATTGCTATTTGTATTTGACTCATAGTCATACCAGGCGTTAACGTTATGTCCGAATTGCCAGTACGCATCAAAAAGCTAAAACTTATTGGCGTACTAATTATACTAGTTTCAAAGTCACCAATGATTTCTTGTACATTGAATTGACTTACTGTTGTACTGGGTATAGTGACACTAGTTGAGCTAGATCCAGTATTCATCATAAAGATAGGTGTTTGAGAAATGCATTACGTACGACAGGAGTTTACGCATCAATATTATCCTGAAGTTCAACCGATTTATTGTATCTCTACAGCAGTCAGATTAACGCACTATTGTTTCAACTTGTTGATTAGTTGAACAATACGATCGTTGTCCAATACCTGCGGGCCGTATCGATCCATAGTAATGTCGTCATATGATTTCAAACGTGAGCCATCAAAACGATAAGCTTCTTCAACTTGTGCGTTCAATCGAAGTAATTCATTGCGCACCTTATTAAATTCTGTTCGACCATACGACCACATAAAATTCATTGTACTGTCAGCCTGGTTTAATAAATTTGTTGGACTAATGTCACCTTCACAATATCTACAGATATTATAAATAACATCTTTGTCCATTAATGCTATCAAACCATATTTGGCATCGTTTTTAAATGTGCGTTTTAAATAACTTAAGTCACTCTGAAATACAACAGGCATTTTGATGTCCTTCTTTGTTGTACTAGTATAAGTTATTCCTAATTCAGCCATGTACGTTTCATAAGTAATCATGTTTAATTTACTACTTGCAAAATCTGATACACCGACCAAATTATCATCGCCATAAAACTTTGCACAAATGTCATCGTGAAAAGATACTAACGTTCCGAATGCTTTTAAATATGCGTATCGAATTAAAATCATATTTGCTAGACAATTAAATTCAGACGTCAAAGAACAACCAGAAGGGTTTCCTTGACGAAAGAAATGTACTATGTCTTCAGAAATATGATAGCCAGCAAAACAAGCAATGAGCAAAGCTCGTCTTATTCGCTTATTCTCTTCGCAATCATCATACCATTCGTTAATGACATCACATATCATTTCACATATCCAAAACGGTAATGTACTATCGTAATTCGAATAATCACCATTAATGAAATGTTTAAATTTCATCATACGTTTAAAAGCTAAATCCCAATCCGTACTTTCACAATTCATACCAATCGAAATTTCACCATCAATAAACGTAGTATGGCACAATTCAAGAAAACGACCAACATACTTTCTCGTCAATAAAACCAAATCCATAGGTCCAACTTGAAAAATTCGAGTTTTACCAGCTTTGACTTTGTCAATAGGTCTCGTTTCATTAACTTTTAAAGTATCTTTAAATACCGTTGTTTTGATCATGTCGCGTTTAGCCATTTCCAATCGTTCATCAAGCATCTCTTGCATCTCTTTAGTAGGTTTGTAAGATTTGCTACCATCTGGATTCACTAATTCTTCAAACCAAGGTTTCTTTTTCTCACCTGGTTTGTAGAAATCAAACGGAAAGCCTCCTGACGTCGTAATATCAATTTGATTTAAAACATCAGTACCATTGACCATTTCGTAATCAGTCAATATATCTTTACGTTTTTGTGCATTACAAGGCCACGAACGTATCGTTTCGATCATATGCGTCTTGATTGTATCATACATATCTTTAGGTATCATCTTACTATAATTTGTTAATTTCTTAACACCAATTTCATAAGGTGATACTTCAACGCCATCTTCATTAATAAATTTTTGGACACGAACAGGTTCCTGTTTATGTGGTCCAAAAACTGGACTAGTTTCCATTAAATCAAATAATGGCGTTTTACGCATAACGTCTTTCTTTGGTAACGTTAATCGAATATTTCTGCTACGTCCTTCCATGTCAGTCATTTCACTTGTCATTCCTAATACGTTAAATCCAAAATCCGTGTATCTTTGTTCCTTTTCAGAGTTCATCGGTCGATATAATTCATTCGCTTGACATACCGTCGTGTTATAAATTTTCTTCTTTTCAAGATAATCAATAACAGCATATAAATCTTCACGATAAACTGGTACTGCCATTCCTGCATTTCCATTACCAGCAACATGTATACCAAGAATTTTTGCATGTAATTTGTCATCACAATGCATTAATACTTGACCACAATCTCCAGCTTTAGTTAGTGCGCTATATCTATAATGACTAGGTATGTGGAAAGTTACGGTCTTTGGTAATTCACGTAAACATGGTTCCATAGCCATTATCAATGGCGAAGTACCTTCTAGATCATAACTCATCGGTGCAGTTATCAATCTAGTGCCAGGTAATACTCGTGTTTTATATTGACCACAGTAATTAAATCCCGTCAATACAGCCATGTCCAACAAAGGTTTATCTTTTATACTGACAAAGTCATTGACATAACTTGCAGAAACTGGTAAACCTTTAACGTGTACAAAACTAATATCATTCATATATGACAAACCTACTTCTTCAGGCTTAATAAAATGCATATATGACAAATCAACTAATGTTGTTTGTTTCTTGATATTAGACCAACTGAATTCAGCAATTAAATCAATATCAACCAATAAGTCACGTATTTGCG